TTCCTGCTTCATCTGCGTAAGATTTCATCATCTCAATAAGATGCGGCATATCGTATTTGGTTGCGTATCTCATCATCCTCCCTGCTCAATAACGGGAATGTCTGTTTGTGATGGTTGAACAGTCCCTGGATCTGATTGAGAACCAGACTTAGGCGGTGCTCCAAAATCAAAGTATTGACCGCTGATCGCAGCTACGCGGCTCATGCTTGTATCGGATGCGTAGCGTTGCTGCCATGTCGAAAGATTGGTCTTAATTCCTGCAATCCTATTTTCAAGAATAGATCGGAAAGAAGTGCAAGAGATTGACGCGGTAGCTGTACGGCTGCGGATGTTATCGTTCCAATCTTCCGTTATGGACATATTGGATACGATGCCTTGATAGCGCTTAAAAAATTGAGTCGTTGGACTTGTGATGATTTGGTAATTTGAGTCAAAGAACCCGCGCCAAACTTCTACACTCGAACCCTTGATGTTTGATCCAAGAACAATAGAGATATTTGTTGGGTCTATCCCTATAAGCCCAATTACCATATCAATCGAAGTCGCTTTGATCTCTCGATTGACTGAGCCGACAGAAAGAAGGCTTCCGAGTCCAGTAAAAGAAATGCCGTCAGCAACCACAGGAGCGGCAGCATTACAGAATGTATAAGTTGCAGTAGATGTTACTAACCTGACAAATTCACCATGGGTGATGCTTGCGCTATTAAGCGCTGTCATTGGGGTACTCATTGCACATTCTCCCGAAAGACGAAATCAGCATCCCAGTCAACAAACGCTCCGTTGGTCATCGGCCTTAACGTGTATGTCGGGCAAACCTCAGCGACTACCGAAAAAGTGCAAGCCGATCCAACTGCTGTAAGCGTACCGACTGTCGGCGTTCCGATAATCGGTCGATGAAGCGTTGCATTAACCGTTGAACCCGAACCTCTTAAAACTTGAGAAGTTATTTTGTAAGGGTAGCTCCCAAGCTGTATAAAGTCGCCAGCCTTAAACACAATGGTTCCGCTTCCAACTGAAGGAAGATTGCCAATGGCTATCTGTGTAGCATTCCCCGCTGGTAGTGAAGCAAGCGTAAGCGCTGCGGCCTGAGCGCCGCTAAGTTCCCCCTGATAAGTGGTAAACCATTGAAGGTTTGTGGAGCTAAACGTGATCGTCGCCGCTGTCTGCCTGTCGAGGTTGTCAATGGTCTGAATTACATCCCGAACTTGCGGATAGTAAAGAAACGAATGAGGCTTAACGGTAAAGACCCACGGTACTGATGTGACATACAGCGCCGTTCTTACTTGCCCTGATCTGGAGTATTGCTGGCCGACCATCCGCCGGTTGTTAACCGTAATCGTTTGGCTAATGTCTAGAATGGTTTGGAAGCTCATGCTCTACCTCGCGGTGAGAGGGATTTTTGAGCGTAAGAATTAGCCGCCCAGACCGCTCGATTGCTGCCCATGATTCTTTCCTCAAAAGACTTAACGTCGATTGCCTGTATGTTGTAGTTATTGACCGTTGATGTTCCGCTCATTGCGTAAGACGGGACAACTTGACCGGCCATGCTTGGAACAAATAGCTCCGGCCCTCTTTCGCCCACAAGATACGGAGCGCCGGAGTTAACTGGACCGCCGCCGGCTCGCTTACCAAAGATGCTCCCAAGAACGGGTACGTTAGACATAAAGTTTTCAAACAATGAGGGAGCGCCCGTAATGTTTGATTTGAAAATAGTGTCTAGAAATTTATCTAACGATCTAGATGCTAGCTTTTGCAAAAGAGAGGAAAGGGCAGACTTAAATGCTTGCGCGGCAGACTTGCCCGACATGAACGCCTCGACGATAGTTGTGCCTATTGACTTAAACCCATCCCGAATATCTTCTAACATTTCCAATTGCTCTTGACCGTCTTTCTTCTTTTCTTGCATATCTTCCCATTTCTTGTTCGCCATGATTTGCGCTTGTTGATCCAGGTCTAACATGACTTGCATACGCTCTTTTTCGATCTCAACTTCGCGCTCGTAATCTTTAACAATCTGATCCTGGCGCATCTTGCGTAGATCTTCCATCGCGGCCAGCTCTTGATTGGCTTCTTTTGTAAGCCTCTGCATCTCTTCTTGCTGCTCGGCTTCCTCCCGCCGCAGACGGATAATTTCTTCCATCTTTGCAAGACCAGCAGGGCCACCTTGCTTTGCAGCCTCAAACCGTAACGCCGCTTCTTCGCCTTCTTTCAACTTAAGAATCTGCGCGTCTAAGCCTTCAAGGTACGTCTTAAGCGCTTTCGCAGCAGAATCAGCGCCCGAGTCTTTTACAGCCTTAACTCTTGTTCCAGACTGCCTGCCACCCTGCGTGACGCCAACCACCGGAGCAGGAACCGCGGGTTCCTCTTCGCCAAAGCCAAGGAACTTTTTAATGCCCGTGTATGCGTCACGCGCTTTGCCCATCAGCGTAAGAAAGCCGATCTTTGCTTTCTCGGTCATCTGGTCGATAGCGTCGCCAATCTCACCGATAGCCAATACGCCTTTCTTTGCTTCGCCAGAAAACTTATCCGTGTTTCTTGAGAGTTGGTCAATCTTGGAAATATCAAGATTGCCAAACTGTTTTCCAAAAAGCTGAACCTGTAATCGAGCCCTTTCCGCGCCGGCGCTCATGCCGGAAAGAACCGAGGTTAAGTCTCGGAAGATGTCAATCTCGGGTCTTAACAAACCACCAGCGTCGGCAATACTTACGCCTAATTCTTTGAACAGATCGGCTTGTTCCTTTTGACCATCAGCGGCAGCGCCAAGCGTTACCGAAAACCGATCCCACATTTGCGCGGCGTTATCGGCTTCTTTGCCCGATTGAACCATCGCGCTTTGCAGGGCCAAGACTTCCTCAATCGCCAGACCCGAGCCTTCGGCAAAATCATTAACCGCATCCGCAGCTTTGAAAAATGAAGTGGCAAACGCTCCAGCGGCAGCGGCAGCTAGTAACATCGGGCTTCGTAGAGCGCCCATTGCAGTGCCAAGCAAACTGACACTGACTTGCATTTCGCGGGTTTTGGCTTTAGCCCTGTCAATCTCTTGAACGAACTTTGCGCTCTCAAGACCTAATGCGACTTGCAGGGCTGCGATTAGCTTACCGGCCATTGTTTCCCCCTAGAATATCTAAAAACTCTGACTTGAATCCTGGCAGACTTGTGAATGCCAGAAAGTCTCGCTCTTGTCTTGTCATGTAGTTAGGAGGGATAAAGTATTCCTCCAGATGCGGGAAAAACTCTCGACTCTTGATTGGGTTTTTAGATAGCGCGTTGTAAACAATTGCCATCAGATGCGAGATCAACATTAAGTTTTGTCTCGCGCCAATCATGCCATCGCGGTACATCAATTCTAACTCTCGCGTGGTCACTACATCAAGGCTTTCTATGACCTCGGGAGACTGGCCGTTAAAGATCATCGCCGCCCGAATCTGCCGATATAGTGACCGCTTTAGTTTTTTTCGACTTCCTTGTAGTCTGGATTTACCGCCTTCTCAATTAGATCGGTAAGGTGTTTGATCTGAGCAGGAGAAAAGGATTCAGAAATGTCTTCGTAGGAAAGAGCAAACAGATCTTGCCCTTCCTCGAAACCGACTAAGTTAATTAACGCAATCTCGCGCATGATCTCTTGGGCTTTGAACCGTGACGCTTCTTTCAGGCTTCGGCCCTCGACCACGATGTCATCGTCTTTACGCTCAACCTCTACGGTCTTGTTGATCTTGTAGAGCTTCTCAAACGTATCGACTAGCTTTGTGTATTCCTGTTCTAACAGAGCATCGGGAGGGTTTTTGATCTTGCCCTCAAGCTCAAGCATTTCTTTCCTGGTAGGAAGATAGACCTTTAGCGCATGACCAGCGAAATCAATGTCTGCGTATTTCTGTCTTTGGAACGAAGAACCGAATTTGTCTTGTAATCTCATTTTCTAACCTTTGCTCGTTGTTTTGCCGCCCACAGATCCATGTGAGCGCTCATGAGAGACGCTAACCGATCAAGAGCGGAGCTTGCCATTGATTGAAAACTGTTTCGTATAAACGGTCTAGCAGGAACTTCTGCCGTACCGAATTCTATGGCTTCAGCCGCGGGTCGATATTCACCCTTAGCGTCCTTATAACCAACACCAACATCCACAAACCCAAAAGCTACAGTATCGCGGCTGAGATACTTTTTAGACTTGTCTTTGCGCGTTGCAACCTTCGCGCCGTTGCGAACCTTGAGTTGTAGCTTTCCAGTATCGACAGGAACTCTTGCGCGGATCGCCGCTTTGACAGGCTCCATCGCAGACTTAAGACCGGGAAGTAAAGACCGTCTGGCTTTGGTCGTGCCGAACTCTTGAGCTAATTCTAAAAGCGAATCCTCAAACTCTCGGAAGCCCTTAACCTCAATCTTTCCCATTGGTCACGATCTTTTTGAAGATTAGATCGTTAAGACGAATCACATAATTTACAACTTCGTCTGGTGTCATATCTGGCGCATGATTCTCTGCGATCTTATGGCAGAGAGTAATGTTAATAAGCCTTTGTTGAGGATACCCAAACCAGTTTTTAGAACCAGTTTGGGCTTGCGTGACTAAGTAAGCCAGCAGATCATCACTCGCTCTTTGCATGAGCTCTCAACACTGAAAGACAGACTGCTTCGGCACCGCCGGGGCTGGCTTCCTGTAGGGCGGCATCCACCTCTTGTAAGGTAAAGGGATGCCCTTTTGCCATTGCATGAAGGTCACCCCTGAATTCCGCCATCAGCGCTACTAATTCATCAAGTGTTGTTTGACCAGCCATATTGATTGCCTCGCGGATGAATCGTAAAAGTAACCTGAGCTTCTGCGCCTGGAGCTG